ACTATTAGGCGGAATCATTATTCCTCCATATAAAATCCAAGGAGTCTGCCTATTTTCGTCCACATGTATTTTCTCTTCATATCAGCTGATCCAGATTTAAAAATCCGCACTCACCCAAGCCACCTTTTCAGCTGGCGATTCACAGTCTCTATTTTCCTATACTCCTATGCTAAAAATCGCATGAAGGAGGCTTTCACCGACTCTTCTTTAACCACCACATATAACATTGTAGTATCCGGCTTTACATGACCGGCATAAGCCTGTATCTCCTGCAATGGAATTCCTCTGGTACCTGCATCTGTGAGCATAGTCCTTCTAAATTTATGTGGATGTGCATGTACTCCTATCGTATCCCCTAGTTTTCGAAGCATAGAACGAATCGCTCCGCGGCCAATCCTGGTAAAAGGCTTTTTGAGCGAGACAAACAAAGCTGGATTGTTATCCGTCCTACTGGCTAGATATTTTTTCAAGTGGTACATACAGCCTTCTGTCAAATACACCTTCCGTTCCTTCTTTCCTTTTTGCCCATAGATTACAATCTCGCGATTGGAAAAATCAACGTCATCACGGTTAATCGCCACCACTTCTCCGATACGTCCAGCGGTGCTGTATAGTAGTTCCATAATAGCTACATCACGTTCTGTCCTGGCTATATCTTTGAGGTGTTCCCGTTCTTCTGCTGTATATGGTTTCTTCAGCATTTGCGGTACTTTTACCTTTTTGAGTCTCCTGGACGGATCGCGGTTGATGTAGCCTTCATCTGTCGCCCAGGAGAAAAAGCTGCTTATGTAATGCCTCAAAGTTTCCAAATAAGACAGCGATATTTTCCGCTGTTCCTGGTATATAGCCAAATAATACCTCAGATCATTGGCGGTGATCTCGTGGAGCTTTTTGTTCAGGCTTTCGAATAACGCCGTCATTCGTCTTCTGTAGGCGTCTATGGTGGATTCTGAACAATTTTCCAGTCTTTTACATGCCAGATACATTTTAAGTATCTTTTCCCAGTGTCTTTCCGAAGTTACTAACTGAGTACATTCCTCTCGTACCTCCAGACCGTGAAGATTGATTGCCAGGACATTCTCCAGCTTGTTCAGCTGCTCATCCGTCAAGCTGTCCTGCATTGCCACAATTACGTTTTTTATTAAATTTTCTTTCATCATAAGTGTTCACCTCCTGGCTTCATTATACATGAAGGAGCAGGAGGTTTTGGACGCTTAGGTTGACGTAAATAGGCAGACCAATTCGACAATAAACAATATCGGTCGAATAGCAACAATTCCCACAAAATCATACGTGGATTTCGAACAAATAAATGATACAAGTTCTGAAACATTTTACAAAAATCTACTTAAATATATGAAAGAAAACGGTTTTCAAAGCGATTCCAGAATTTATATATCCTTACAAAATCCTAACGGTTGGAATTTAGTACTTGGTATTTATTTTACAAACAACTATGCCGGATTTATTGCAATCCAATATGGAATTGGTCAAATAAATCTATTTGGTCTGGAAAACGGAAATTATTATTTTAAAAATATATAATCCGATAGAATGATCATTCTATCGGAAAACAACTTTATATCAACGAAGCGAATACAGATGCAATCGCGTCTCCTGAAACGATTTTAATTTTATTGCCACTGGCCGTAACATTAAAGTAAGACGATCCTTTAATTTCAATTAATTGGATGTCACTGGTATTCTCTCCATATATAGCGATATATAAGAATGCCGCAAACGAATAAGAACAATTTCCGATTAGAGCAAACCAATTATTGGTATATGGAACATCAACATCTAAAGTTGATGTTGTATTGACAAGTCCCAGGTATTTTCGATTCTCCGTCATTGGTGCCTGTGGAGTATTCATTTTGTACCACGGTTGCCAAGTCGTTCCGCTATCGTAACTTCTGCGACAATATTTGATCATTGTTATATAGTCAATAAAGGTTTGCATTATATAAGTACCAATCGTACCAAATTGATATTCAACTACTAACTTAAATTCAATAGTTATTGGCAAATTTTTCATTGTTTTTACATCTACTGAAGATGGATTGTAATAAGTTCCAGGTGTTGTATAAGCGTCCAGATCACTATTAGGCGGAATCATTATTCCTCCATATAAAATCCAAGGAGTCTGCCTATTTACGTCATTAAGTGCCTGGATCAAAGTCATCTGTCCGGCGTCAAGGTTAAATGCTTGGGAGGTGATTCCGCTTAGGATCTGCTTCGTCAAATCCTCCAACGTAATAATCCCACCCTCATTAGTGGTGGGATCGATGAACATCAATTCTTTCCCTGCGGGAATCTGTGTTACTTTTGTGAGGCCGTTTGCGTCCTGGCCGTCTTGTGGTAATGCCATAGCTTAATCTCCTTTCTTTATACCGCGTCTACATTCAGATTGACAGCTTTCCCTCCGATCACAAGAAGTTTGCCGCCTACTATGAGTGCTGCAGTCTTGTATGTGGTGAAGCGTCCGATCACCACACCGCCAAACATGTAATCTTCATTCTTTACTTTGATACTGTAGCCGTATCCCAGGAAGCTCTCACCGCTTTCAGTCTTTTTCCGCCAGGAAAACCATGCTGCCGGATAATTCTTTGTGACCTCTCTTCCATTCTGGTACACAACTGCAGTCACTGTTGTGGTGCCGTCTTCGTTGTCATGATAGCGGACATTGTACAGAAGCGAATTTCCCACCAGACCGTGGAGGTCTGTAGTCGTCTCGGACAGATTCATCTTCAAACCATCCACGCTTGTCTCAATGTTGGCTACTTTCTGGTTTGTCGTAACAATGGCAGCTTTTGCCTGGTCTGCGGTATTCTGGGCGGCTTTGATATCATCAGCCAGACCTTCCGCATCCGCCAGGAGCATGACGGTCTGGGTGTCCAGGTTCTGGACTCCGGAAGTGTCATATAAAGTACAGCGGATCATGTTCACGTCAGCTCCGGAGGGAGCATATATCTTCATGATCTCAGCAGATGAAGAACCATACTTCAAAACATAGGTCTTTCCATTGTCTTTTGATTCCTCGATCTGAAAAATTCCGGAATAACTGCTGATGATTCCATTGTCAGTCTTAAATGCTGAGAAAGTCACGCTTTCCGGAACCAGAGTCTTTCCGTCCTTTTGTTTCCGGATCACCTGGCTGCTGACTCTGAGATCGTAGCTGAGACCAATCTTTCCGTCCTTTGCCTTGCTGATGGAAAATCTCTTGGTGATCCAGGAACCCATCGACTTTACAACAAGCGTTTTACCGCCTACTACAAGCCCTTTTCCACCGACCAGAAGAACTTTCCCTTCCAGTCCATAAAGCCCTGAAATGTCCACATAGCCATTGTCAGAAGTCATTGCTGTGACCTGATACGTTCTGGTTTTCGGGTTCCAGGTACCGCTTACACCTTCAGAAACGTTCACCGTAATCTGGTCAATGTGATCGGAAACATCCGTATCACCCAGATACACGGAAAAAGTGGTATGACAGCTGCTGTAATCTCCACCGGAACCATCCGTGTAGGTATGGACCACATGTGCATCATTGTCCAGGGAAGCCCCGATTGCATCCAGGGTGGAAATCCCGGACAAAGTGTCCAGGGCTTTCTTCGCCGCGTCAGAAGCTGCATTTGCTGTGTTGCTGGCGGCATTTGCGGTACTGGCGGCATTGGATGCAGTCGTAGAAGCACTGACAATGCTGGTATTCATCTGGCTGTATAACTGGTTCAGGCTCTGGTTCTGATCGTCAAACCAGATCCGGCTGCTCTTGATGCTCTGGGAGCTGCCGTTGATAGCCGACACCACCGAAGGGATATCCAGCTTAGTGCCGGCAATGGATGCGTTATCCGCTACCATCTTATTGACGATCAGACCATCTGCAATAGCTCCTTCTTTCACACCTGTGGCATCCAGCAGAATCCCTTTTCCGGTCTTATCGAACAGGGAAAAGGTAAAATCACCGTTTGCATCCCTGCCAGCCTGCATCCGGACAGTTCCGTCTGCGTCCCTCCACTGCTGGGTTGCCCCCTGGATCTTAATCCCGCCATCGTCAGATGTAATCATAAATTTATTGGTGGAAATAGTGCCGCTTAAAAGATCCCCGACCGTGACCGTCTGCATAACTGCAGTTCTGATCAGTGCAGAGTCAATCACTGCATTCTGGGAAGTAAGGTGGATGTTCTGCAAATCCCCCACACCGGCACCACCTGCAAGCAGCGTTTTGATATTGGCATAACTGGAATCCAGGATATTGATCTTTGCATTGGCGGCAGTAAAATTTGTAGCAGTCAGATCCCTGAAGCTTCCAAACTCTGCATCCAGGTTCTGTACCGTTGCATTGACTGCATTCAGATTCTGGATTGTTGCAAATTTCAAATTGGCAGTATCCGCATCCAGCTTATTGATCATTGCGTGGTCGATCATCACCAGCTGTGCATAATACCGCTCCATTTCTTTTGTGGTAGGACCTTTCCAGTTTGCATTCGTTTCATCTTCTGATAAACCCACAGCCTCCACAGAATCCGTAAAACCGCCATCATACTCCCTTTCCAGTTTCATCAGCGGAACCTTATAGGAGCCCCCTTTTCTGTCTTCCACAGTGAGGACGTCCCACGGATCCAGCCGTGGGTCTCCCATCATCCGTAGGGAGCCTGGCATATAGGAAAAACCTTTCAGGGAATCCATCACTTTGTCCAGGGTATCCTGTGTCATAAACGGATTGGAAAAGATTACCACCCTTGGTCCATCTCCGGATGAAACAGAAACATCTTTCCCCTCTTCGTCCTGGCCAGTGTAGCAGGTAAGCTTTTCCACCTGGAACAGATAATCGTTGTGTTCAAAAGAATCCCAGTATCTGCCGGTGCTGACTGTATAACCACCGTCCACGTAGCTGTGCAGTTCAATCTGTCCGTTTCTGTTACATACCGCAAAACAGCCATGAAGCTGTGCTGCGTAAGAAAGAACCTCCCTACAGCTGTAACCTTTCGGAACTTTCATGGAAATGCCGGAAAGACCGTCTGTTACAACCATCACCCCTGTGATTTCCTGGATCCTTTTCAGAACCGCCGCCGTATCCGTACTGTCTCCATCCATAGAGAATGCACGCTCTGTTTTCATCATCCGGTCATAGGCTGTAAACTCAATCTGTTCTTCATTTCTGGATGGTTTTCCAGGTGTGAAATATCCCATGGGGATGTATTCCACCAGTCCATTCACTTCCATTCCGATCTGGACCAGAAGCTCATGCCCCTCAATGGCTTTTCCCGGATCCGGAATTGTGATGGTAACGTACTGGCTCACTGTGGAGCCAAGGGAAAAGTCATCCTCCCCTTCTGCTCCGCCAGTAAACTTAATGCTTTTCGCATTTGTTATGGATACATCATCATAAGTGATGAGTGCTTTAAAAGTTCGGGAATCCTGTAGTACCAGGTTTCCAAAAGCTTCTGAAGACTGATACACAGGACCACCTCCTACTCAGTCATGATCTCAAGTGTTTCCAGGTCAGCCACTGTCAGGGCATCATAACGTGGATCGTCACATTTCTCAATCTCTTCCTCAGAAACAGTATGGATACCAACCTCTGTCTCAATCGCCAGGAGCTCATCCAGGTCTTTTGCAAAGCCCTCTTTGTCCTCGATGGAATACTGCTCATTCTCAACCAGGAACTTTCCATCCTCACCTTTTGCTGCGTATTTCTCAAGCAGTTCCTGACGCTCTGCATCATAGGCATTGGCTGCATCACCGACTGCTGCCAGGTTCTTTTTGATCGCATAGCCAAGCTTTACCGGCAGCCGCTTCTCCCTTAAGGAAGCACAGCCATTGACAAAATTTAATATGTCTTTATTTTTCAGTTTCATCTGTGGCACCTCCTGTTACACGCTCGTCCTCAGCCGCATAGACTAACTGGTTAAATGCTTCAATATCTTTTCTGCACTCTGTCTTGTTTACCTCATACAGGTCACGGTCCTGAACGGTAATACTGGTGCTTGCGTTCCCAGCTTCCGGGATCTGCGCAGACATGTACACAACAGGTCTGTCATTGATCATGCTGTTGAAATTCATGGATGTTGATTTTGTTCCTTTTAACATTTTGGTTTCCTCCTATTTTTGAATCAGGTCCACAGCCACACCCTGGTACGTCTTCACACCTTTACGGTAGGTATATACAGGGTAGGCTGGAGCGCCTGCATAAAATCTTTTTGTTACTTTGGTATTTGTCCCTGGATCCAGGAAAGTCACATTGAAAAAAGCAGGGGAAACGGCTTTATCAATCACCGCTGCCTGCTCTCTTGTCAGCGGCGGCCAGCTGCATTTCAAAGTATATTTAATCGCAATCAGGTCTCCCACCATCTCACCATTGGCTGCACGTCCGGTATTTTTGGACCATATTTTTTCTTTGGTCACGGTAAGACCATTCAGCTTAAGACCTGGCATTGGTACTCCATCAATTTCAATATCTGAAGATGTTTTTGTAGTAGTTGTTCCACTGCTTACAAAGTCACTCAACCGACCACCTCCTAACTAAATACTGGTTTCCCAGTAGATTTCTGATACTGCTGTCCCTTTTTTCGGACAATCTTAAACAGCTTGTCTGCATCACCTTCCAGGTAAATATGGATCTCTGCCTCTTCGTCTTTGGACTGTGATCTGCTCTCCAGTGCATTTACTACAGCATCATATACACCGGCACGGATACCTTCGATAATCTGATTATTGTTGGCAACGGCATTTTTGCTTCCCATTCGGCCGACCAGCTCAGGACCGCTCTCGCGCGCCATGAACATTTCACCGCTCTCTGGAAAACCGCCTTTAGCATACCAACTCAATCCAAAGCTTGGTGTAGAGAAGCTCACAGGGCCTACGTTGTGTTTATTCCAGGATACGGAAACATGCGGTAGCGGAATATGTACGGAACCAAATCCACTGGCAAAATTCTGAATTGCATTTTTTCCGGTATTGAATAAATCTGGGATTGCATTGCTGATCTTATTTGGAAGATCCTGGAACCAGTCCCCTATGCTGTCCCATTTTTCACTCAATCCATCTTTTAAACCAGATAAAACATTTCCGCCAGTCTCAACCAGCCAGTCCTTGGCATCTGACAGCTTGTCCTTCACCCTTCCTGGAATTTTTCCAATCCAGGTTAAGACAGAACCGATATTATCCTTCAGACCTTTCAGGAGTCCTGAAATAATAAAGCCACCCTGTTCAGCCATGACTGTCGATGGACTGTGGATTCCGAATGCATTTTTGAAACCATCGATAAATGGATCAAAGATATGCTGCTTGATCCAGGTACCGATTCCCTTCACACCATCAACAATACCTTTAAAAATACCTTCAACTACATTTCCACCGCACTCTTCAATCTTCTTCTGGAAATACTGCTTTGCCTCCTGCACTTTTTCGCTGATTACGCCTCCCAAGAAAGCCGCAAGACCTCCAAAAGCCGCACCGATCAGTTCGAAAGTACGGTCTGCGATTCCATTCCAGTCAATTGCCGCAAGACCTTCCCAGACTTTTTCTCCCAGCTGGTACCAGTCAATCCCTTCAAGAGCAGTTATTCCAAAATCCAGCAGACCTTTCAAGCCATCGGAGAATGTATCTCCAATGCCAGCAAAGTCAACCGTCTGGATCGCGCTGTTTACAAATTCAGACAATGCATTACCGGTTCCGATCCAGTCAAAATTCTCTATTGTAGTATGAATAAAACCTATAACTGTATTAATCCCGCTTCCAAGCGAATGCCCTACCAGTCCCCAGTCTGTTGTCTGGATAAATCCGTTCAGTCCATCCGTAATACCTTTTGCAATATTAAAGACCGTCTCATTGATCAGATTCCAGTCAAGACCGCCAAGAGCCCCATTGATACCGTTTCCTACGGCATTTCCCAGGCTTCCCCAGTTGAAATTCTCAGCAAAGGTATTAGCAGTTCCGAATACCGTGTTGATTCCCTGGGATAGCGTATTCCCAACTAAATTCCAGTCCGTAGCCTCTATGAAACCATTCAGGAATGTAGCTGTGCTCTTTGCAATCCGGTTGCAGGTATTCTGAATAGAATCCCATGGAATGTTCTGCAAGGCTGAATTCAGCTTGTGTCCAACAATTCTGCCAATTCCGGTAAAATCAGCATTTCTCCAGGCTTCCTTGATCTGCGCTGCAAGTGCTTTCATTTCGTTTGAAACATTCAGTGTCTCAAACATGTCCTTTCCAGTAAGGCCGCCAGTACCGGCACTGTCAGAAGAACTGGAACCGGACGTATCGTCCAGTTTATTAATTTGGTCGAACCCAAGAAGTGTACGCTGCAACTTTTTATTTGCATCATTTGCCTTGTTGGCACTCTTTGTGTTCTTGTCAAGACTTGCAGCATAATTCTGGTTCAGCTGTTTGGCTTTGATAAAGGTACCGGCGCCGGTCAAAGCACTGGTAAGCTGTCCAATTGCATTTACCACTGAAATGATTTTCTGAATTACTGCATTCAGGATTGGTGCCACAATATTCAGTACCGGTGCAAATGCTGCTGCAAAAGCATTTTTCAGCTGAGTCAAGGAAGACATCAGCATGGAAAGGCTGTTATTGGTATCCCCGCTGTATTGAGACAGATTTTTGAATCCATCCACCAGTGCACTCCGTAGCTTGTTCACCAAGGCAAACAGGCTTCGGATTCCCAAGGAATACTTCAGCAGATTTTTCAGTCCGCCACCAAAGGAACTGCCATTGTCTTTTACTCCACCAGTGAACCGGTTTAGGATAGGAATTCCGCTTGTGAATTTCTGAATCAGTGCACCGAATAAACCAGATGTACGTCTGATCACACCGCCTACTTTTGAAAATGCAGAGGTGACTCCGCCAAGGATTCTTACCAGTCCACCCCATCCTTTCGAAACCGCTGATGCACCGAGACCTGCTACCTTACCAATGCCGCCGACAACTGATTTTCCCAATCCCATTGCCTGCTTTGGAAGAGATACCGGTCTCTCTACATCCGCACCATTTGCTTTCATCTCTGACATCTCAGTTTTATATCCTTCAACGGCATTCTTTGCCTTTTCGATGTCATATTGCAATGATTTCCATTCCCTGCTCTGTTCTTTGACACCAAGTGCCTCCAGTTTTTTCTGCTTTTCAAGTAAATCAGCCAAAGCATCTCTTGCCTGGCCTGCTTCCTCCCGAAGCTCCTGAAACTCCTGCGTTGGAACCTTTATCCCGGATTTTATCTGAAAGTCTTTTACCATTCCCTTTAAAGAAACAGAGGACATTGTTTTCTTGATTTTCTGCAGCATTCCCTGGATCTGCGATGTACTTTTCGCAGTGTCCTGTTTGGCACTGTCCAGCGCTTTTTTCAATGGGCTCTTATCCGCTGTCACGGTAACCTTTAAGGTTGCAAGATTCTTATCGTCTGCCATTCATTTCACCTCCTCAGGGCATAAAAACTGGCAGTCGGGTTATAAGCCTAACTGCCTTCGTCTGTTTACTTCTGCAATATATGCTTTTCTTCGTTCCCTATAGTCTTCCATCTGCTGCTTCAGCTGGTTCTCTTCCCAGGACTTTTTCTCTGCTTCAAAGAAACTGGGATAATAATCCCAGGGATGGGGCATTGCTTCTTTATCACCAGCAACAGGTGCCAGGATATTAAGTGCAATCACTTCTGCTATAATGAAATCGTCCTGAATTTTCAGCTTACGTTCCTGCTCTTTCCGTCTGCCGTAGCTTTCCAGCATGTCTATGATCTCATTTACAGAAGAATTCCAAAACAGGTCAATGGAAATACCTGCATCAAGGGCATATGGGTACAACTCGCTCAGAAACTCTGAGGTTGTCTTTACTGGTTCTCCAGCTCCTCCATGATGCTCTGAGCCTGTTTCTCCGGGAAAAAACCCGAAACCACCAGGGTAGGGATTACCACCTTTTTAAACAGATCAACCTGGTTTCCACCTTCCTCTGTCCAGGAATCGTAAATCTTCTGGATATCCGGGTAATCAGTCCCATGCTCCCAGGGCTCCATAGCCGCCTGAATAATAGTCAGCATGACCGACAGGGAGGGCATGTCTTCCACCAGGTTCAAAATATTCTGGCGATACTTGTTCTCCAGCTTACCAATTGTAGAAGCTTTCAGTTTCAGTCTGTAATCCCTGCCTTTTACTGTCCAGTACCAGAAGGGCTTGCGCTTCTTTTTCTCTTCATCCAGGTTTACAACCTTTTCCTCTTTCATCTCGTCCTTTTCGGACACATCATTTAATCCGCCTAAACTCTCCATGCGCTACCTCCTTATGCCGGATCCACGTATACAATATCAGACTGCACGATCATAGTCAGTTCGAACTCGATCACACCGTTGACGCCTCCACCAGTACGTTTTACGGAGACCTGTGCGTCATACTGGATTTTGGTGCCATCTATATCTGACTCTTCAAAACTTAATACTTCTTTGTCCTCTGCCGCCTGACGCATAACACGATACGGGCTGTCTGCCTTAGTGTTATCGTACTTGTACTTATACACCATATCTGGTAAGTCACCAATTCCAAGCTCATACATCTTATGAGGGTCTGTAAGAGTTGTATTTTCTACTTTTTCCGGCTCTGAGCCGAGCTCCGGAATCTCTTTCAATCCCGGAAGGTCTTTATACGCGGAGCTTGCTTCAGATTTCTTTTTATATCCTAACTTTGCACCATTTGCTAACATGCTTCGATCTCCTTTCTTAATTCAGCCAGTATACCTGGTCTGAATCCATATCAATAATTCCTTCGTACCTCATCTGCTTATGCTTCATGCCGGATGGATCCGGAACATCTGCACAGCCGATACGCTTTAACCCAAGAGCGGACACAGCCTTATCTACAGCAACCGCAGTTGGTGAGGTATTTTTAAAATCCCAGATATCAATGCGGTACCGTACTTTGGATTTATCTTCTCTCATTCCTTCTGCACTTCCACTGCCTTCAAAGACGCTGTTGTCTTCTTCGGTAAACTGAATGGTTGGTTCATTCCCTGCCCATTCTTTCGGGTATGTATCAGACACATGCTCTGAAACAGTGAACAGTGCCGCGAATACTTCATCTTTTACATTTTTCATTTAATGCTCTCCTTTATAGCAGCTGAAAAATCAGCTTTCATTCCTTCCAGGATCTGATCCTGACTGTCTTTTAACGCCGGATACATGAACGGATAGGCGGGCTGTCCAGTGCACAGATAAAAGCGTCCATCTGGAGTATCCAGGTAAAACCAATGGTATTTCTCAGCCACACGCCTATCCACCTGACTTTCATGGATCCACCAGGGATTCTGCGTATAGGCTGGCGTAATCTCTGGTGAAATGCCTGCATGGTTCTCCTGACCTTTCGGTCCGGTACCAAATTCCAGATAGGTCGCATAAGGTTTATTTGTCCAACAGACACCAGTTACCGTATCGCCGTTATCTTCCACTTCTGCATAAATGCTCTGCCTGAGTTCCCCTGTATCCACATGTACATTCATAACGGCTGCGTTTCGTACAGTTTGGATAGCATTCCCGATTGCTTTATTCAGATCTACATCTTCCAGCTGATCCAGCTTTATTTCCAGTTCATCCAGACCTTCCGCGCTCATGTCCGTTCCACCTCCAGCGTCAGAAAACGGTATGGTTTAATTGCAACAATCCTGTAATCCGGCTCAGTATTCTCGCCGACAAACAGGCAGATTCCATCCAGTTCCATCAAATCAATACCATTATCCAGAATGTAATGCAACCGTCCATTTTCATCCGGCTTGATGGCATATCCTCCATCAATTTTCACATTACGGATGTACCCAAGTCGCTGTCCATACTGCTGCGCCTGGACTTTCCCGGAAGCAGGCCAGGATTCCCCAGAAAAAGAACTGGCAGCACTGTACTCTTCGTAAGTGCTTCCCTCTCTGTCCTTTTTTACCATCCGTTTTCTGTGATAATAAGTCTCAAGTCTGCTTTGTCTTAGTCTCATAGGTTCTGCCTCCCACTCTGGCTAGCCGGAAACGGTTCAGTACATCATAAATCTGCCTAGGAGCATTGTCGAAAGAATAGGACTCACCGCCTTCACTTCTGCCTGTCTCGCCCTCTGTTCCCAGACGGTTCAAGGCAATCACAGCAAGATCGCGCACAGCTTTCTCAAGTCCGGTAACAAGCCTGATTCGGTTGGTATACCCCAGAACAAACGCTTCTGCCTCGTCAATCAACACTCCAATCAGTTTCTCATCATTGTTGCCGGTAAGAATTTTCAAACGCTCTATGGCTTTTACTTTCTCTTCATCCGTCAATCAAATCACCCTTTCAGGACACCAAGCAGTTCTTCTTTGCTCAGACTGGAATAACCGGAAAGACCTTTTTCCTTGGCAACAGCCCGGAGTTCTGCCAGGCCCATGCTGTCAAGGTCTCCAGGAGCTTTTGCCTCTGAGGATTCCTTTTTGGAATCCCCGGAAGTCTCTACCAGCTTATAGCCATCTTTGAGCAGCTGCTCGCACTTGGAAGCATCCACTTCGCGTTCCACATTTTCTCTGATCACTCTCATGCTTTTGCCTCCTTGATATTCACATAAACGGAATCCAGTTTGTTCTCCAGGATCCAGATATCATGGAATCTACGGTAATCCAGCTGCCATGCGTTTAATTTCTGGTTTACTAACGGATCAAAGATTCTCATGACATCCTGTTTTGTGATCGCAATTGGTGTGGTTACCGGGCAGATAAAGAAGTTGACATTCTTTGCGGTGGCTCCCTTTTCATAACCGCCCTGTTTCTGCCCCTCTGTCTTTCCATCATTGATCTTGATAGAAGTATACATACGGTTAGAGGATGTTGGAATAATCGGCACGCGATCCACAGAAGGAACCTGTGTGTCAATGCCGCCTTTGGAAAAGGTTGTCGCAGTAATTTTTCCAGCAAGTTCCAGTTCCAGCTCCATGATAAAATCAGTAGTTGCCTGGCATACAAGAGGTCCGGTATAGTTATCCCGTACCGCCTTGATACCTTCTTTAAAAGCTCTGAGCGCAGAAGTTCCAGTGGCTCCCGGAGTGTAACCATAATCCACCATTCCTGCCTTTTCTGCTGTGATTGCCTCTGTAGCCACTTTAGAGATACGGTAAGCGTCAATCTCCGGAACTACGTGCATTCTCTGGAACTCACCCATAACAGCAGACGCTGTTGGAATGAAGTTCGCCTCGTTGATATCCATTGGATCAAGATTGAACAGACGCCCACGATCCTGAGTCATTGTTTTTGTCTGATAACCCAGAGTAACGGAGCCCTGTGTATATCCGTTATCCCTGTCATAATCTCCCATTCCCTGAAGGGACATTTTCGGGATCTTTACTTCATTTCCACCGTTATAGATCACGCGTCCCGCATTGGCGTCCATCCATCCGGTTGTTGCTTCCTGTACTGCGACCTTATCCAGCATAGTCATAAATAAGGTTGCAGCTGCTAATGTGTTAATTGCCATAATTTATTCACTCTCCTTTAATTATTGCCCATCATGATGTTATACACCTGCTCTTCCAGGGCTTTCTGTGCGTCACCGCCTGTTGCCTTCTTCGGAGGCTTGCCGCCTTTCAGCTTTTCCTCCACTGCAGTCTCTACAGCTCTCTGGAACACTTCCTTGACTTTCTCCATGGATTTCTTGCAGGTATCAGCGTCCGAATAATCCAGCACCTCTGCAAGCTCCTGGGGAAGCCCGTCACTGGCAAGGGTGTTCTTGGCTTCTGCCATCAGCTCCTTGCGTGTGATTGCTGCCTCTCTGTCAGTAAGTTCCTTTTCTCTTTTCTGCTGCATGTACTGCGCTTTTTCTTCCTTTGTCATCTTGGCGAGCTTCTCGGCTTCGGAAAGCTTATCATCCGCCAGTGCCTGCCACTTCTCCTGGGCTTTTGTCACTGCCGTATTGACCGCCTTCTGGACACGTCTGTCAAACTCCGCCTGGTTGCCGCCTGTTTTCAGGAAGTCATCAAAAGATGGAGGGATATCTCCACCAGCTCCACCTTCACCGCCTGCGCCCTCGCCAGATCCACCGCCATTGCCGCCATCAGCCCCAGCGCCGTCTCCTCCTTCTGCAAAAAGCTGCAGGTTCATTGGTACTTTACAAAATGCTTTTACAATTCTATTTCTCATGTCTATCCTTTCCGCCCAGCCTATTCCCTTTCAGGGCCCGGGCCATTCGTTTCAGATTTTCTAGTTTACCCTCGTTTCGGAGCATAAAAATAAGACGCGTCACCCTGCGTCCCAGAGGGAGATAATTGGATCACCTATTCCTTTCTCTGTGCGGTCTTAGCTGGTTCCTTCACGATTTCAGCCATACCTTCCTTCACCAGGTGATCTGCTCTGGCCTCGTCCACATCCAGGACGGTACTAGGTTCGATTACCTTGTGCAGACGTATGTCGCTGTAACGCTTGATTGCTTTTATTTTCATGGTTCTCACCTCCTCTTGCGCCGGCGCAAATTTATTCTACAATTACCCAGTCATCAGCCAGCATATCCGCTTGTGATGCAAGCCATCCCATCTGAACACCCGATGTTCCAACAAATGCAATCGCTTTATTCCCAATAGCTTCATGCTCGCAGTTTATAATCTTACCAGCTGCTGTCTTATATGAAATACCAGTAGCGAGCTGAATGCACTGGTTTTTTCCATTCCATCCTTTTCTTGCTACTTTCATGCCTCTTTTCAGGTACTTAATGGCTTCACCGAAAGAGAATGCTGCCTCTCCTCCAAGAATCGGACAATTCTGACCATCTGCAACAATCCATTCGTCAGAAAGAATATTCTGAATTGTATACTCGACATTCTGTGTTTCTCTTATGTCCATACAGCCACCATCTTTTGTGTACATAAGGATTGTCTGAGATTCTTCATCCCACCACCAATATCCCCCCCATGATGGAAGTTTTACTCCCCTTCCACCTTTCATAGTCTTTAATGCTTCTGCAAATATCATTTTCTTGACCTCTCTTTCTTAAAAATAAGTACAAAAATAACACGTCTTATGGCGTGCTATCATTGTTTTTGTAACGGTATTAACAATTGTTAGTTAGAAATTACCTTTTCTATATCATCCATAGTTGCGTTAATAGTATCCCAGTCAGCAGGCGAATCCCCTACATCCACAAGGAAATGTGTATCATCTAATATCTCAACAACTGCTGCCTTCCGTCCATCTTTCAGAAGGACTGTATCAAATTCTTTTATATGCATTTACTTCGCCTCCTTAATGTACGTACTGGTCAGCTTTGTTGTGCCATCAGCCTTTTTGATCCATGCAACAATTACATTTGCTGGTGTGTCCTTAAGGCCATACAAAACCATTTTCTGTTCATATCTATCGCCAAATCCTTCATTTCCTTTGAACGTGGCCGGATACTGCGTTGTGCCTTCTTTCAACGCTTTCTGAAGTTTCTGCCAATTATCTATTCCATAACCCAAGCGATCTGTAAAGGCTCTGCCCTTAGGATAACCTTTCTCACTGTTCTCATCAAACAGATATTTCGTAAACTTAGGCTCTGGCAAAATTGCGTTTTCTGCATTCGGCAGTTTCAACTCTGGATGCTGCAGAAGCTCATTCCTTCTCTGGTAATCCAGCTTCATGAATCTCCATTTCTCAGGTTCATTATACTTGATTTCCTGGAATCCTGCAAAACTTTTTGGAATTTCTTTTCCCAGGGCCTTCTGATAGCGTTCATACTGTTCCCGGTCTGATGCACTGTTCTTAGTAGCCTTCTCCTGCGCCTCAGCTTTGGCATTCCCTTTCACGTATTTCTCATACCACTGGTCATAGGTCATATTCGCTGGCACCTTCTCTATACGGCCTGTAGCCGGGTTATAGACGCTTCTTTTCATCCGGGCGAGAGTTTTTTCATCAATAATACTAATGGTTGTAGAACGGCACCAGGGATGCATGGGCGGATAGTTCTTTCCCGCTTGCCTCTCTGACAGCAAAAAGACTTTTCCATCCAGACTCCGACAGATCTCACTGGTACGTAAGTCCAGGGTTGCGAGATACCGGTATTTCTCTACGCTGCACTCCTCATAAGCCCTGGCGGTAAGCTCACCAGCTACAAAGCAGCTCTCTGTCCTCACCAACCGTCTTGCCTGGATAGCTCCCGCCCCAAACTTGTATTCAATAATCTGTGCTGTTTCCCGATCAGTACGGCCTGTGAGAAGACTGACCAGCATTTCTTCTTTCAATGTCTGCGCCAGATTTTCTGTGTTCTTCCAGATACGCTTTGAGTAATGCTTTCCAGACCAGTTCATCCGTAGCACTTGATCAACCTGTTTCTGGCTGATATGGGAAAAGCTGAAGCCAAGACCGGTACGCTTCTGGACATTGTAAATAGACTGGTAATAAGCCTTTTCTCCCAGATCACGTAGGAAACTGGTATCAAACTGCTGCTCCTGGTGGTAGACATTTTCCATCAGCTTATCTACCTGCTGCATAACATCCTGTAGTCTTTCAAGCCTTGAGCGGTATGCCGGAGATTCCAGTTTCTGGACAAGCTCCTGCTTGTTCTTTTCTGAATAATCTTTATTCTTCAGTGTCCGCAGAAGTTCATCCAGAGAAGTCTTATCCTGTAAGGTATCCAATAACCGGCGGGCTTCTGTCTCTGACAATTTGTGTTTTGTCATATACTTTTCAAATATATCTTTCGCAGCGTAAGTCAGATTCATAGAAGCACTTCTGTACACTTTTGCGATCAGATCAGCTGTGGCTTCCGCATCATCCAGATTCTTGTATAAGTCCCACACGGCGCGTCTTTCCCAGTAGTTGCTCATTCAGCATCATCCTTTTCAGATTTACCTGGTTCCTTGTGATCCGGATTACCATCTTGCGGTAGTGTGTTCTCCTGCATGCCAAAGACCTCCTGCTGCCGTTTCAGGTTCTCTTCTGTCTCTTCATCCAAAGCTTTCAGTTCCTCGTCCACATCATCCACAAATGGTACCTGGGACAGTAGTGTTTTTCTGCTTACTTTTCCCCACAGGTTTGCCACAATCTGGGAGATCTCCAACAGATTCTTCGGCAGTGCCCTGGTAAAAGTCATTGTGATTCCGGCCGGATCCACACTCTTGCCATGGAGCTCCAGATAATTGCAAAAAATCCGAATGCGCTTTCTTAAACCTTTTCTGTAATATCTGGTCTTTATCTTGGTGATGTTCTCCATTCCCAGAAGCTTAAACTCCATAGCCACGCCAGACACATTTCCACCAAAGGATTCATCTGACATACAGGGAATATGGGAAAATTTATGAATATCCTGTTCAATAGCTTTTTTTAGGATTTCCACTCCGGATTCATCAAACGTCCTGGTCAGGTACTCTGCCTTAGCTGTATCAGGCATTTCAAGCACCTTGTACTTTTTCAGCCTTTCTTTTGCCTTTTTGATATTCTGATCTTCCTCTTCTGTACCAGGCTCATCCTCATCTGAGAGCAGCGTACCATAAATGGCAAGGATGGCATCAATAAACTGCTCCTTGTCTGTGATACGGTCGCTCATCAGCGCGTTGTAAGCGTCGATCAGAGGAATCTGAAGCTCAAAGTCACCGATTGCCAGCTTATTGTTTAGATACTCAATAATCGGGATTTCTCCCAGGTAATGGGGAACTGGCAGTTCTGTTGTCAGCTGTGGTCCTTCATTGTTCTGGATGTCCAGCTCATACTTGTAATTCGGCGTCAGTACGGTTGCTATGTAATGCTCCGGTCCCGTCTCCGAATCATCTTTCCGAACATAATAATAGACAGCAAAGAGCTCGTTTTCCTCTATGCTGTCATCTTTTACCATGAACGTATTTTCCGGGGACAGGTTCTTGGTCAGTAGATTATTCTCATTTTCCTTCACATACACATATTCATAAGCCAAGCCATAGATGGAAAGATCCAAACCATTATCACCGTCAGTCTCATCTGCCCCTGCTGTCTCCAGCGAATCTGTCAAATCCTTTATATCAGCATCTGACTTATAAGTAACCGGATTTCCGATAAAATAACTGCTGGCTGTGTCTGAAATGTCCTTTGCATGGTTGCATACCAGCCTGTTTTCCCGCTTGGCATCTTCTAGGATCTTATGTTTGCCCTGGTAATAAGCCATGTTCTTTTTCAGATCTTCAACCTGGCTGATGTGCTTACTGATTAGCTGACGGATGATCCTTTTGTCCGGTGCCCGCTCGTCAAATTTTTCTCTTGGAATTGTAAATATATACATTGTTCTCACCTACTTATTTCTCGAAGTCTCGCTACCTTGCTGCCAATCACTGTGCTCACAAAGTAACGTACAGCGTCACAGCTGTGATCGTGCTGCTTAACTGGCTTGTCCTCCCCACGTTCCAGGGCTTTTTCATCCCAGATGTAGGAAGCAAATTCTTTTATAGTTTCTGTACAGGAGCTGGCAAATTTCAGCAGCTCCAGATTCAGTAGCATTCCTACCAGCCGGATTCCGTCCAGCACATCATTGTTGGCTTTCAGAACCTTGTACCCGCGCTTGCGCAGCTCTGCAATGAAGGAAGCTGCAGATGGATCCACGATGATAGCTTTTATCTTCGTCCCATCCAGCCATTTTTTTAGGTCATCTGCATACTCAGAATCTGTTTTCTGTCTGCCTTTATCACGTCCTGAATAGTAATATTCCCTGATGCAGTACCAGACTCCATCCCTGCCTTTGTTCCAGAGCAGGAAGACAGTCGCGTTCTGAGTACCATAGTCACAGGAAACATATCGGTTGCCGTTGATCAGGAGCTGAAAGAAATCCTTAATATCGAGGACATGCCTGGCTTCGTCAAACATATCATAAATGACGCCCTCTGCTGCCGCCCATAATCCCAGGATGTAACGCTTGAAGAATACGCCAATGTACATGCTGCGGTATCTGGCTTTTACCTCTTCATCCAGGGACAGGTTATCATCCATGGTGAAATGCAGATACAGAAGCTCTTTCAGTCCTAGATCCTTGCCTTCTGCTTTTGCCTTCTGGCGGATCTTTCTGACCCGTTCTTTTCCCAGGTAGCCCGTGGCTTTATCGATCCAGTTAACCTTGAACCAGTGATACGGTCCGTCCGGGTTACAGTTAAACCAGAACTTGGAGCCTTTTACAGAACAACGTCCTGTTGCCTGGTTGACAAAGGATTCCGGCATCAGTGCAACCTCATCAAAGAACACACCAGCCAGAGTAATACCCTGGATCAAGTCCTGGGAACGCTCGTCCTTGCCGCCAAAGATGTAGAAATAATTTTCAATGCCATTCTTCCGCACAACTACCAAGTTGTCTGCTCTGTGATCCGTGATAGAGTAACCTCTTGATCGGAGCATGAGCTTCAGCCAGAACAAAACATTTCGCCGGAAGGAACCGATTGTCTTTCCACACATGGCAAAGTTCTGACCTGCAAAGCTGCTCATTGCCCACATAACAAAGGACAGCGACATGCTGACAGTCTTTCCTGATCGGATAGCTCCGTCTGCTATGATTCCATCTTTGTCATGGACTGGGGATTCTTCGCACCACCAGGTCAGTACCTGTTTCTGCTTCTTCGAGAATGGAGAGAAGTGAAACGTCTGGCCGTTTTGCCTAGTTGTCCGATTCTGCTTCATCTGCTGCAGGCGCTTCTTAAGGCTGCTCAGTTTCTCATACATCCTCATCACCCCAGACATTTTCGGCAGAAGCATTCATGGCTTCCAGGAAGCCGTCATCCGTATTGTCCTCATTCTGTCCATCCTGTTTCAGAAGCTCCAGCTCGAACTTCATAGTTTCAAGCTCCAGATGAGCATCATCATAACCAAACTTATGCAGAGTTTCAATTGCCCTCTGGCGTCTGGCCTGGACTCTGGTCAAAGCATCCTCGATGGACTGGATCTGACCAAGGATTCCTTCGTATTCCCTCAGGAGTGTTGGCTTGCCTTTCTCCATTCCAGATTTGTACTTTGTAACAGACATTCCGGGAGGTGCTTTTTCAAGCTCATCCTCCCCTTGGTCATCTTCCGGATCCGAAGTCTGCTCCAGGAGCTTCAGGGATTCAATCCGCTTTAACATACGCCGTTCCCGGACAGTCAGCAGCTGAATCTCCTGCAGAAGCAGCTGCTCTTTATCTGGCTGTACTGCCTGGATCAACTTCTGTTCATCTGGTTCTAAGCAATCAAAAAAGAGAGTCTCAAACTCTCCTGTCTTAACTGCATTCTTATTCTCCGGCGGACCGGTTGCATTTTGATTGCCTGGCTGACCGCCCTTTTTCCTTTTTGCAACGTTGCGTTTTTCTTTTGCAACGTTGCAGTCCCATTTATATCTATTTTTCCAACTTCGAACAGTACCTTCCGGCAGATTCAGTTGACTTGCAATCTCAACTAATTTCATGCCTTTCAGACACATAGCCTTCGCCTGTTCAATTCTTGGATCCGGCGCTCTGGCCATGTCTCATCACCTCTATTCGTCGTTTTTGGGTACAACAAAAGCAGCCCCGGGGAGCTGCCTGTGTGTGTTGTGTATATCACATTTCAACAGAAATTTCTTTTTCGTCAAGCACCGCTTCGTTTTCCCTTTTACTTAAGTTTCTATAGTACTGACTTTTCATCAAATTCATAATTACATCTGCTTTGATATCATCTGACTCACAGAATTCTTTCAATAATTCGTCGCGTTCAAATAAGCCACTATTTACACAAATTACGCCAATTCCCTTTATAGTAAGATTACTTACAAATCTATTGAAAATTTTAAAATCCTCTTCAACTGACAAATCAAATTTATCTTCCTTCATTTCTTTTAGAAAATCTCTATAACAATCTACTAAAGCCGTTACGTTGTTTTTTCTGCTAGAGATATCACTAAAATTGCAAGTTAAATAATTAGATATTCGTCTTGCAATTTCTCGCGCTTTAATTTGTCGTTGCTGTGCTACTATTTTTCCTAATTCTGCACTCTGGTTTTCCAAAACCTTTTTTCCTAGCCCATTAACCATTAATTCCATTTGTTGCATCATTGTATTTAAACGCGCAATAGCATCTTGAACCTGTAAAGTATCCTTATTTTCTCTCAAAGATTTCAAATAAGTTTTAAACATATCAGCCCACTGTTTTCCGAGAAAACTTTTTATCTCTCCAGATTTCTTAAACTCAGTTATTGAGATATTTCCAATAGTCTTTATGCTTTTTATAAATCTGAATACATTAATATCTTTTGTCGCTTTAAACCTAATTTCGCATTTTTTCTCTTCAATGTTCTGCATATTTTCTTCATATATTCCATATTCTGCGTACACAGAAGCATCAATAAAAACATATGCCGGAATTGATGCTTTTACAGCGGTTATAAATTCTTTTCTAGTCACGGATAAATACTCTTCAATTCCATCTTTGTTTTCTCCAGACGCAGGGCTACCATAATTTCCGCCAATTATTAATACTACCATATCAGCAGTCTTCATAGTTTCATAGCAAGATTCATCTAAACCTTTTCCCGGAGTATACCCAACATCCCCCTCTTCGAACATAATCGGTTCAAAATCATGTGCTCTTATAAAATTTGACAAATCATCTCTCATATATTTTAAATCATAAAAAGTGGAACTAACAAATATACGTGGCTTCATATGCTTATCTCTCCTCTGAGCCTTTTTCAACATAATACACCATCCCTTTTCTTTTTTCAACAAAAAGACATCCAACCCAAAAGTCAGATGTCTCTCTGAGAATAATATTTAAGGAGCCAATCGGAACACCAGGACTCGAACCTGCGGCTCGGCTTAACGGCTCATGCTCCCTCCCGATTGGGGAGGTGTTCCGGTAGTGCAGTGAGCTCCCTCACACATGACTGCCCCGGACTCATACAACACGGAGTCGAACCGCGTACCAATGTGTCAGCCTGCACTGTAATATCATTTCGGCTCTGCTGTGGCCTCAGCAATTCCCTGGCTGATATCTGCCAGAATCAACTGCCAGGCTGTGACACCTGGCAATCGCTTGTCAGAAACTTTTCACCACACTAAAAGGATTAAGCCACCGGCTCCGCTGAGCCTTCGGCTTCATTGTTATCTTACAACGACAAATCCGACTTTTCCGACCTTTTTCATTTAATCCCACACTTTTTCAAGTAGGCATCTCGGATATGTAATCTCGGATAATCCGGGCTCTGGGAATATCCTGTCTTAGCCGCTATCTTCTCCCAGGTCATCCCATCCCGGTAAAACATCTTAAACACACATCTAGTCTGACCATCTGGAATATCGTCAATCCATTTCTCAATAACTGCCACCTGCTTTTTCTTCTTAGCCAAAGTCTTTTTCCGCCGGTTATACTTTTCACAGTCAAAACCAACTACTGTCTCTGGCTTCTTGGATCCGGATTTGCCATTGAGGATCACGCTGTTCCCCATGCCCTTGTCCGTCATCCACAGCTCATTCAACTCATATTCAAGGACTGGAAGCTCCCTTTTCAGTTTCTTGTAACTGTCCAGGAGCTTTCTGGTTATCTTGACTTCTTCCATCTCTGTCACCTCCCACAAGCTGTTCATATCTATGTACCTGTGCCAGGATTGCCGGTTCTGATCTGGAATTCTCCAGGAGCTTCCTTGCCTTGTCCGGGTTCATGCTTAATTCCTTGGCAACCTGCAGCACTCTCTTCTCATCAATCATCTGGCACCTCCACTTCCGGCCAGTCATCCGGCGCTATATAGCATCCAAAAAGATCATCACAATCTTCAAGAAGAACACAGCCTTCACAGTGACAGTCCCGATCAGCACAATATCTGCGTATTGTGTTCACTGCTTCAACTACTTCCTGATCTGTCACTTCTTTCTGCTCTACATCAACGATTTCTATCATCATGCTCACCTCTGTTTCTAATCATGCAGGAGCCAGGCGATCACGCCAAAGGCTCCGATCAGTACGCCAACGCCCATTGCAACGATTACATCTACCATTCAATCCCACCACCTTTCGCAATTTCTACTGCTCTATCTATTGCAACCTTTTGTCCTCTTTCACCCTCCCAGCATTGGCCTGTATAGCTACACGTTTCACAAGAAATGTTCGCACATACATCATATTCTTTTAATTCATTCAGTTGCTCCACCACCTTGTCCACATCATAGGCGGTTGGCTGCTCTTCGATTTCCCTGAGTACACATGCAACACTTTCGTTAGCATCTATCATTATGCTATCTGAATTGGGATCTGTATTTAACCAACCTTTTACTTTTTGGGTTAATAGATCCGCATCAATCAATCTCATATTTTTTTACCTCCCAGCTCCTGCACTCCCGACAGCGAATCTTACTGCTACATAAAGTGCCTTTTATCATTGACAACCTCGGGCAGGTCGGGTGGACATATACAATCAGCTCACCAACTCTGCCGGTACTGTGTTTACAGGTTTTATATTTTTCTGCCATGTTCAGCTCCTTTCTTTCGTTTCTGGTAGATACTCCGGAAAATCAAATATTGTCATCTGTACTTCTGGAGGATTTTCCCACTCAACACCTATGTAATCTAACACACGTCCCCAGCCATATTTCTCACCAGTTTTCGGATCTGTACAGCAGCGATACATCCAGAACTCCCACTCTTTCGGATTTCTTTCCCGAAGTTTATCAAACCTGTGGGGACGCTGTTCCAGGTGAATTCCAAACCCACACATGGAGCATCCGGTCCGCTGTGCGCCTGTGGTTCGAAGAACTGCGATTGGATCAGTAACAATCTCTCCGTAGATTTCCGGAACAATAGATAACAATGGAACATACTCCTTAAGGCTTCCATCTTGATTCCTTCCATAAGGTTGCGCATGGAATCTTGCTTCAAAGAAATCCAAATGAGCGTGATACCATTTGTCCATTTCAAGTGCCAGTCTTAAAATATCCGATCTCATGAATATTGCAAACGGCGCGGATCTGATCACTGTCTTGCCATAATAATTACAGCCATGGTCTATCAAGGCCTCTTCCCTTTGTCCGCCTTCACTTGCCATCATCCCCAGATATGGCACACTGTTATGTTTTTTCGCCCAGTCATCACAAGGCTTTTCTTTCAGCCAATTGCAGCAGTCATTTGATACCGGAATGTCCGGATCTGGCTTGCCATAATTCACACCTTCGTTCTCATTCTCATAGCCGCCGAATAGTTCCAGCCATTTCTTCGGTAGCTGCATCCGGCTATTCTTGGCAAAATGCCCCTGCTCTCCGCATTCACCTGTTATAATGGCATGACGGACAGTTTTATTATTTTCTGTTGGGTGTTGCAGAGTATTGATTCTGCCAGCTATCTTTTTGCTGATAACCGGAAATCCGACTTCATTAAGCACTTGTACCTTGCTCTTGTATGACCGTACAATCTCAACTCCGAGAGCTCTGTGCACCTTCTGGATGCTCTTATCCTCCACCCCAGAAATAGATATTGCATGAGGTTCGATCCCGATACTGCACAACCAGATATACAGGGTTATACTATCCAATCCTCCCACGCTTACATGTACATTCATGTCTCTGCTAAGGATTTCCTCATAGAACTGCCAGGCTTTGATTGCCTGTCTTTTAAGCTTAACCTCATAAGGCAGCCTTTGACGTGCCGTAAATATAGCTCTCTGCTCTTTCTTCTTTTGTTTCCACTCTTCCGTGGATAATTCATTTCCCATCTTTCCAAGAAGCCCGGTATACCCTTGCCCCGGCCGGAGGCTAGCTCCTTTCGTTTACTTTATGTCGCTTGTCCGCAGCGGAATCCGCATATTGCTTTACATCCCATGCAGCATTGCTCTCTGCAAGGCTCGATATCGTTACCTTCCATTATTGACTGTAGGATCAGGCTTTTCGCGGTAAACATCCTCTCACATCCTGTGTCCGTCATAAATTCACAGGCATAATCATTTATCTTTTTTCCCTCTGATCTAGCAATACATGCTTCACAGCCAATAGAATCTTTCAGCGTACAGATCACATATCCATCCGGAAACAGTTGTATAGGAGCAGCTATACAATCTTCTATAGTACAGCCAGTATATTCAACATAGTGCTCACACTTGCGCTCTGGATAAAAAGCACCTCCCCTACACCAATGCTCCTGCTCTCCTAGTTTATTCCAGTTACTCCAGCCAGTACGCGGCGGTTTATCCGGGAATGCTTTATTGTACGGGTTTGCTTTTGCCCGGAAATCATCCCAGCATTTTCCATACACACATC